AGCTAAAGGAAATATAGAAGGAACTAAATTAGAGATAGGAGAATAGCAATGATAGATACAGTTCATATTGGAGCTGGAAGTTATCCAAATGCTCCAGAGCCAGAAGATAAAAAAGAATATGAAGTAACAATGAAAATGAAAATATATGACATATTCCCAGAAACATGGGAAAAAGATGAGATAGAAAACTTTATACAAGCTCATCTAGTAGATTATCTAAATTATGAAGATATAACAGTAATGGAAGTTGAATAAAAAGGAGTGATAAAAATGATAATGAAAAAAGGAACTGAAAAAGTATTATTAATAATTTCTACAATAGCAGCACTAATAGGAGTTAGTGAAAATGCAACTATACTTACAAGTCTAGGAGCTTTACTAGTTTTAATACCAATAGCAATTCTATTTATCAAATATGGTAGAGGCAATGCGTAAAACACTATCAATAAATGAATTTAATAGATTGAATGAAGAACTAGATAAAGTTAAATACACTTGTAAGTGTGGACATAGAGTAATTATTCCATATCACTTAGATAAGAATATTTGCTCATGGTGTCATCGATTTGTATTTAAAAATAAAGAAGCTGAGTTTAAATACAGAATGAATGAAAGGTTAAGGAAAGAAAAATGAGAAAAGAAATATTAGAACATTTAAAAACAAAAAAGAAATACAATACTTTAGAAATAAAATATCAAGCAAAGTGTGAAGAATTAGACGATAGAGTAATACAACTAAATACCGAAAAGAGAATCAAAAAGAAACAACAAGAACTATTCAACGAAAAAATAGAAGAACTTACAAACGAGATTATGGACTTAAAAGAAGAAAGAGCAAAACTTAAAAAAGAGATAAGGGAGTTAAAGAAGAATGGAAAATAGAGTTTTGAATTATATGTTAGAGTTTGGATCTATTACAACGAAACAAGCTTTTGAAGATTTAGGTTGTACGAGATTAAGTGAATACATAAGAAGATTAAGAACAAGAATGACTATAGAAGACGAAATAATAACAGGAACAAACAGATATGGAGAAAAAGTATTCTGGAAAAAATATTTTATTAAGGAGGGCGAAAAATGAAAAGTACAATAGCAAAGAAAACTGAAGGGTATGGATACAAATATACTGAATTAGCCGACATAAATAAATATTGCGAAGAAAATAATATTAAATACTACCAAGAAGTAGAAACAAGCGAAATTAATCAAAAAGATTATATTATTACATATTTAGTAAAAAATGGAGAAGTAGAAAAACATAGAGGTTGTCAAATAGTAGAAGCAGTATTGCAAGGAATTAAAAACCCAGTTCAAGAGTATGGATCAAGTCTAACTTATTGTAGAAGATACTCTTTATTAATGGCTTTAGGATTAGCTACTGAAGATGACGACGCTCAAAGTTTATCTCAAAAGAAAGAAGCAACAAAAGAAGACGCTGAAAAATGGACTTTCTCGTATGGAAAATACAAAGGTAAAACAATGCGTGAAGTATTAGAAAACGATTATCAATACGTCCAATGGTATATGACTAATAAAGCCAATGAATATGATGAGAAATGTTACGAGTTATTAACTGGAGAACATATCCCTACAGAAGAAGAAAGTAGAAAAAGAGTAGAACTAATGAGTAAACTTAACGATTTAGTAGAAGAAACAGAATGCGACTACGAAGCTTTACTAAAACATTATGGAGTAAAAACAAATAATCAAATGACAATTACTCAATTAGAAGAAGCAATAAAAACTTTAGAAAAGAGGTTAGATAAATGACACTAGATTATAAAAGCGTCACTTTAGAAGATTTAGAAATGTATCACTATTACGAGTTCGAGTGTGACGGAGACTCAAAAAAAGTAATAATTAGGAGGAAAGAAAGTGAATAGAGTATTTTTGGTAGGGAGACTTACAAAAGACCCAATATTAGAGCATACAACAAAAGGTACACCTTTTTGTAGATTCAATATCGCTACTAATAGACCAGTAGTTAGAGAAGGAGAAGAAAAAGCTGACTTTATAACTTGTATGTCGTGGAATAAACAAGCAGAGGTTCTATGTAAATATCAAAAGAAAGGAAACTTATTAGGAGTTCAAGGAGCTTTTAGAGTAGATAAGTACGAATCCAAAGGAGAAACAAGATACAAGTCTTATGTTCTATGTCAAGAAATAGAGTTCTTATCTAGCAAAAAGACAAATGAAGAAATGGATAACTTAAGTATCAAAACAGAAACTCAAGAAACTATAGAGTATGATGACGGAGATTTACCATTTTAGGAGGGAATATGAATAACGATTTAAACGCACTTAATAATTATTTATTTGAAGAATTAGAAAGGTTAAACGACGACGAAACTCTAGACGAGAAAGAGGGTTTAAATAAAGAAATAAAAAGAGCTAAAGCTATAGCTGGAGTAAGTTCGGTAATAGTAAACAATGCAAAACTAGTGCTAGACGCCAAAAAGTATGCCGACGAACTAGGAATAGCAAACGAAAAAGACGTTTTGAAGTTGAGTAGTGGTAATGCCGAGGATTAAATGGACTGAGAAAATGGAGCAATTCTTAATAAATAATTATGAGGGTAAAGACTGCATAGAATTATCAAAAATGATTAATAAAAAGTTCAATACACACTTTACAAACAAACAAATATCTAATAAAAAAGCGAACTTAAAAAGAAGAAAGGACATAGATTTAACCACATATATAAACTATGGAAAGTTTAGAAGGGGTAAAAGTCCAGCCAATAAAGGTAAAAAATGGGACGATTATTTATCTAAAGAGCAACAAGAAAAAGCAAGACAAACACTTTTTAAAAAGGGCAATATTCCACCTAATAGAAGGGAAATAGGAGACGAAAGAATAGATAAAGACGGATATATAAAAGTTAAAGTAAGAGACGGCTGTTTGAATGATAACTGGGAATTAAAACATAGATATATTTATGAAAAACACCACGGAAAACTACCAAAAGGATATAAGGTTATTTTCGCCGACGGAAATAGAAGAAATTTTGATCCTGATAATCTAATAGCCGTTTCTAGTTCTCAAGAATTAATATTAAACAGAAGAAAGTTAAGGTTTGAAGAACAAGACTTAACTAAATCTGGGGTATTAATAGCAAAAGTAATAGATAAAGCTAATAAAAAACTAAAAGGAGAATAAGTTTGGAATATACAGATTACGAAAAAGAAAAAAGATTAAACGATTTGCAAAGAGCCACTTACATTTATAAAACAATGCACGAACTAACAGTCGACTTAATGGTATGTAAGTGTATGTATGACTATAATCCTAAAGAAGCAAAAAAGCCGTTAGATGAATGGAAAATATATTTAGAAGATTTTAAAAAGGAGATAGACAATTTATATGAAAGAGTTAGCAATAGAAAAACTAGAGGTTCTAATTAAAGACTTAAAAGAAAACCAAGAATTAGAAAAAGAAACAGGTAAGAGTAATTTTACGCTTCAGTTGTTCGCTATAAGGGTAATGGAAATATATAAGATACTTAAAGGAGAATAAATATGGACTTATATAACGAACTAACTCAAAAAATAAAAGAGTTAAATATATCTATTAAAAAATTAAGAGAAACTGGAACAGAGTACGCCGAAGCAGAAAGAGATTACAAGATTACTTTAAGACAAGAAGCACTAAAATTAAGAAATGATGAAAAATTACCAGTAACATTAATTAATCAAATTATCTATGGTATTCCTTTAGTTGCTGAAAAGAGATTTCAAAGAGATGTAAAAGAAGCAATTTATAAAGCCAATATGGAAGCTATAAACTCAGTAAAACTTCAAATAAGAGTTATCGAAAACCAATTACAAAGAGAATATACTAACACTCAATAAAAAGGAGGTTGAAATGGAAGCAAAGAGATACGAAGATCCTAGAGAAAAAGAACTAAATAAATATAGAAAAACAATATACCTATATAAAAGACATGGATATAAAGGAAAAATAAAATATATAAGATTATTTGATACTATATTCGATTGTGCTGAATATCTAAATACAACTCCAGAAGTCATTAAAGAGGTGTTGGAGCATAGACCTTATTTTAAAACTCCAAAAGGTAAATTCATAATAAGTAGGAAGTGGTTAAGATGAATAAATGGATATACATATTTTTAATATTAATAACAATGTATCTTTTAGCAGTAAATATAAAAATAGAGAAATGTTGGGAAATGCCAATGAGTGAAGCATATCAAGACTCTTTTTGTAAATCCCACTGGAATAGACTTTATGGATAGTATATATAAGCTAGAATTAGCACTTTTTACAGCTATTCTAGTGTTAAATGGAATGTTAGTAATAATTACTACTCCTAAAGATAAACCTAAAGGAATGAGCTTAACAGATTGTTTAGAAGCAGTAGGAGATTATAAGTTATGTGAAAGGAAGTTGGCTAACAGATGAATAAAGAAAAAATAAAACAACAAACACAACAGATAAATGAAAAATTAAGATTACTATGTGAATACTTAAATGAGTTGTGTATAGATTATGATATTAGTTTAGAACAAGTAGGTATAACTTATGTAGGTGAACCTAACGATAGAAAACTATATTTTATTGAAGTAACAGAACATAAAAGATTAGATAAGTAAGGAGTAAAATTAATGGACAACAGAATATATGAAATGTACGAAATGCAAAGAGATAGAGCAAATAAATTAGAAGAAAAATTAAATCAAATAAAAGAGATATTAGATGAAGACGTCTATCTTGGAACTATGGGAACAAAAATAAAATACGAGATATTAGAAGTAATAGAGCCGAAAGAAGATGATAAACAACTAAAATTGAAAGGTTGGAAATAATGAAAAAACTCGTATTGTATTTATTAAGGTGGCAACTTAGTACTCCAATTTTAGCATTAGTATTATATATATTACATACAAGCGAAATAGTGGAGACAATAATTGCTAATCTAATAGGAGGAGTGATTTTCTTCCAGGTTGATAAAAGGATATTTAGAAGATGAAACAAGGGAAGTGATAAATAGTGAGTGAAGAAGATTATAAAATTGCTTATGAAAATGTAATGATAGCAAATAAAATATTGAATAAAGAAACAGAAAGATTAAACAAAGAGTTGGAAATAGAAGAAGATATAAGTAATGGAATGTTAGAAACAATAGACAAAGCAATAGAATATATTAATTACAATTATAAACAAGATTATATAGCAGAGGGTATTTATAAAGATTTATTAGAAATATTAAGATGTGATGAAAACGGAAATTACGAAGTAGAAACAATAGAAGAAGATAAAAAAATAGAAGAACTAGATATTTATAAATGTTTTCATATTATGGGAGATAATCAAATATCACGATTAAGACTTGATGATAACTTTCAAAATATATCAGATAAAATAAATGAAATAATAAATCATATAAACAAGGAGGAAAGTAATGATTAAGTTTTTAATAGGATTAATACTAGGATTTACAATAGCAATATTTATAAAGGCAAGTGATAATTAAATGTATGTAGTTGAATATAAACCTACTGGAGAATACTTAACTAAAGGATATTGGAAAGGTATAAGAAACAATACGACATTATTCTTAAGTGAAGCTCATAGATTTAGTGCTTTAGAACTTAAATTAGCAAGTAAAACAATTTTAATTAATAGAAAAAATTATAGGGTATATAAGTTATGACTAAAGAAGAAAAAGAAGTATATGATTATGTAAACAAGATAGAGCCATATTGTCAGTTATGTGGTAGTCCTTATAATTTACATAGACATCATATAAGATATGGAGCATGTGGTAGAAAAACTTATATAGGTAATATTATAGTTTTATGTGATAAATGCCATAGATTAGTGCATGGTAATAAAAAGTATTGGCAGCCAAAGCTGATAGAGTTAGATAAGAAAATTAGAGAAAGGAATGATCTAGATGACTGGAATAGTAATAACATTAATAATTTGTATTACATTAATAATAATTTCTAAAAAATAGGGTAAAGGTTGAATAGGAAAGGAGTAAAATGACTGAAAAGGAGCTAAGTAGATATTACTGGTTAAAAAAAGAAATAAAAGACTTAGAAAATAGACTAGAAGAATTTGGATATGGAGTAAAAGCAGCAAATATAGATAAAGAAATATTTGGAACAGCTCCTACTAACTCTATCCAAGAAAAAAGAGTAATTATAGTTGAAAAATGGATTAATGCTAGAATAACAGCACTAGAAGAATACTTAAAAATAGAAAATTATATTGAATCAGTAGAAGATAGTGAAATAAGACAAATAATGAGATATAGATTTTTAGATTTGTTAGATTGGTATAGCATAGGAGAACTAATGCACTGTGATAGAACTACAGCATCAAAAAAACTAAGAGCATATCTTAAACTTTCCCACATTTCCCATAAATAAGTTATAAAATGGTATTGTAGATAATAGACAATGGGGGAACACATGAATAGAACTACTATAGAGATGTTAAAGATATACGAGCCTATAAGTGGGTTAGATTGGATGAACTATAAACTTGTAAAAGAACAAGCTACATTCCATCACATAGAAAAGAAAGAAGATGGAGGAAAGCAAATAATAACAAATGGAGCTTTATTAATGCCTATACCTCATCAATATCTACATATAATTGAGTGTAAAGACATAAAGACTTATACAACACTTAATAAAATGTTTAAAATAATAAACAATCAAAGATATGAGCCTAACAAGGATCAAAGAGAAATAATAGAATGTTTATTACAAGATTTTGAATATCATCACAGAGATACAAAAAATGCTAAAGGTAAAATACTGATAAAAGAAGAATATAAAAAGAGGAGCTTGTAGGCTTCATAGAATAGATATAGAACTTCCTAAAATTCAATAGTTTTTAAATGTTTCATAAATATTATTTATTCTCACTATATCTATTCTGTGAGGCTTATAAGAAGCCTCCAAAGAGACATATTTGTTTTTTTGTCGCCTTTCATTGCTAGTTTTTTAATATAAACAGCATGTTACCTATTTTATAGGTAGCATAGAGTAGATATATCATTTTGAGTTGCTCGTGCTAATAATATATCTATTCTATGGTGTCTATAAAGGCACATTAAATCAAACAAATTATGCAGTGCTACCGTTATAGGTAGCATAGGATAGATATATTGCTAGTGGCGGAATGATACGATTTACTGCATTAGGACAGGACACTGGCTCCTAATAATGATATCTATTCTATGGTGTCTATAAAGACACATAAAGCACCAATTCAGTTAAGGTGGAAGGGAATGATGAATTCCCTAAAGATTATGATTAAATCGTATTCTTTATGGAGTTTATCATTAAATAGGAGGTCAAATGAAGAAGATAGTTAAAATTGGGAACACAGAATATTCTATGAAGTCTAGTGCTTATACTCAGTTTAAATATAAGAATGATACTGGTAGAAAGATGCTAGAAGATTTACAGAGCTTAACTAAACTACAAAATGCAACTGAAGAAGAAGCATTAGTGTCAGTAGATGATATTGTAGAAATAGTTTTAAGAATGGCTTTTATTATGATAGAAGAAGCTGATGCTAAACAAATTACAACTTATGATGAATTTTTAAAGAGTATTGATGGATTATTTGATGATACAGATTGGATTAATCAAGTAATAGAATTAGCAACATCTCCCATTTCAAGGGGAGTATAAAAATCTCTCCAAAAAATATGAAAGCAATGAGCCAATAGATGAATATGAAGTAATAGCATTATGTAAAAGACTTGGTATATCTATAGATGAGATGAAAGAGATGAGTTTCGTATCACTTATGAATATATTAATTAGTAGTGTAGAAGAAGATAAGACTACAACTAGAGAAGCTACACAAGATGATATAGATAAATTTATGATGTGAGGAGGTATAATATGAAACTAAAATGTATTAAAAGCTACTATGATGTAGAATTAAATAAAAATGTAATAGTAGGAGATATTCTAGAAGATATTAAAGAAGATAGAGCTAAGAAGTTAGTAGATGCTAAGAAGTGTAGAATAATAAAGAGTGAAGTAAAGACTACTAAGAAGTTAGATGTAATAGAAGATCATAAAGGTAAAGTAGAAAATAATAAAAGAACTAAGAATAAAAAGTAATGAGCTATGGTAAAAGAAAAGACTTCTATCACTCTAAAGCATGGAAACAAGTAAGATTAAATGTATGGTTAAAACAAAATATGTTATGTAATAGATGTCATTTACCAGTATATGTAGATGGATTAAGTGAATATCTACCTAAAGAAAAGAGAAGAACTGGTATAGTTCATCATAAAATATATCTAGATAATAACAATGTATATGATGATAGTATTACTCTAGATGAATCTAATCTAGAAGGTGTCTGTAAGTGGTGTCATGAACATATATGCCATAACACAGATATAGCAACTAGAAAAGACTATACATTTGATGATAATGGAAACTTAATAACTAGAGAGTAAACTCTTTAAAATCACATACAAGTCAGTTGCAAATGACAAGAGAAGTTTAGTCCACTTCTCTTTTTGTATGTTTACTTAAAGGACTAGAAAGAAGGACTAAATATGTGTAAAGTAGAATGGTGTAGTAATAAGCCAGCAAGAAGTGGAAAAGGTTATTGCAGAATGCATTATGACCAGATAAGAAAGCATGGAACAACTACTAGTTATAGACCAGCAGGAAGAAGAAATGAATATTATAAGAAAGATAATTATACAGAACTACATATATTAGATAAAGAAGGAAACACAAAAGTAATAACAAAAGTAGATAACGATAATGTAGAAGAATTAAAAAAGTATTCTTTTAGATATGAAGAAGGTAAGTATATAAAGACAGTAAAACAAAATAAAACTTTATACTTACATCAAGTTGTTATGGGTATTTATGATGGGTATGAAGTAGATCACATAAACAGAAATAAATTAGATAACAGAAAAAAGAATTTAAGAATAGTTGATAGAAAAACAAATGCTAATAACATTTATAGAAAAGAAACATGTTATATAACAAAAGATAAAAGGAATTTAACTAAGCCATATGTATTAAGAATAAGAAGAAATTATATTGGATATTATAAAACATTAAAAGAAGCTATGGAAGTTAGAGATAAAATGCTAGGTTACAAATATAATTAGCTAGGTAACTTAGTAAAGAAAAATCCCTAATCCCTCCGGGGGTGTAAAAAAGATTAAAAGCAACTGGGGAC